CATTAAGCAAGGCCGATTTGTACTGGTCTAAATCGACACGGCTGCCGACTGCCGGGGATATTTCACCGGTCGTAAAGGCCGGCTGAATGACGTATATGTTAGCCACGGTATCCCCTCCTTGCGGCGATATAGCTGCTCTCAAATACGGTGTGCGGTTCCATTTCCCGGGCATCCTGGACCTGCGCCTGGGCGATGACAGCCCGGTACAGCTGATATTCGTTCTGTCCCTGCTGAGGGTTTCCGGTCAGCCGCATAGCCAGTTTCGACGCCAGCAGATGAGCGAAGCCTTGCAGGAAAATCGTATCCATCAGTTCCGGGTCTTCCACATCCCACGTATAGTCGGCGTAGCACTGTTCGCCATTGGTGACGATGACTTTCGTACTGCTGCCGATATTGACGACATCGAAGCGCTCATAGACGCGGTCAGCGCCGCTGGCATCGGATACAACGTTACGGATCATCAGGCATTTATCGGGATAGCCATAGGCAAAATCCCAGCCCGGCACATCGACATCGACTACGGCCAGGCGCTCAATCCGGTGTGCAAACCCCCAGGGAAAAGACCGTAGCACTTCACGACGTGTCGGGTCGTAGAATAGTTTACAAGCTCTCGCATTTTCCACGCCTTCTTCCATGTTTTCAATGACGCCCTTGCCGATATTCGACAGGGCCATGTTACAAATATCTGTATCGGTCATGGCTGCTCCTTTCTATAGAGTGAGGGGCCGAAGCCCCTCCCATCTACAATCTATGTTTCCGTACGAGGTCGACGAGGTCTTGTTTCGTCGCATCGTCGGGATACGGTATCCCGGCATGTTCCAGGCGAAGTCGCAGCTCATTGGCATGTAAGTCTTCGAGTCTCCGCTTCGCCCCGGCGTTTTTGAAATGGATAGCTGGTATCATGCCAGGTCCGCATCCATGACCAGGGCGGCCGTCAATGTGCCACCTGTCAGAGCCGACGCGCCGGTGTATTTGATACGCATGAAGCCCAAGTCCCCATAGGGAACTTTTGTTTTCAAACCGTCGTCTTTTTTCATGGTATACGTTCCCAGGGTAACGGCTTTTGTAAATGCTTCGTCCACAGCCGTCTGTAATTCAATGGTCAAATCGGCCGTAGCGCCAGGAGCCGTGACGTAGAGGATAAGCGGATTACCCGCATCCCCTTTTCCGGTCTGGACGACGTCCGACGTACCTGTCGTCGTTCCGTTCAGTGCTTTCTTCCAGTAAAAGGTGTTTTCGCCATCGTAAACCATATGGGGCCTCCTATTCTGTAATAACCGGTTCGGTATCGCTCAGGGCGTCACATTTGGACACTTCCAGGCCCTGTACATAGAGTTTCGGGATTCCGTTCAAGGCTTCGCTCTGGGTGACGTAGATGTTGTTTTTGTCGTTCAAGTACAATTCGAGAATTGTATAGACTTTATCCGATACGTAGAGAATCGGGCGCTTCGGATTGACGATACGGTTCTTTGCGACGATGATATTTTCGACGAGTTTCTTCCGGTCGGCTGCCGTAATCCCTGTCGGGGTTGTGGCGACGTCGACGTTGCGGATAGCTGCGACTTTACGGAGATTCTGGACGGCCAGGCCAGCGTCCCAGGAAAACCAGGTAACGAGGGCATTGTATTTGCCCCCTTCGCCATCTTCTACGATATGCTCGCCTTTGTCTTCCATCTTGAGTCCGGCCTGGGAGCCTTTCGGATAAATGCCGGTAACGGCATTTTCGCCCCAGTCGACAATGTACATCGACGTCTGCTTATTTTCCGTCGTACCGCCGGCATTAATGGTCTGGAAACCATAGGTGCCTTTATCGCCTTTAAAGGTGTTGAAGCGAATGCCCAGACCGTTGAATTCGTCCGGGTTTGTTTCTGTATCGCCGTAGAACATATATTTCGCAAGGTCCTGCGTGAAGCCTTCGACAAAAGCCCCGTCTTCGGACCGACGAGTCGCTTCTTTGTCCGGTGCGAGATTGACGATACGCACGTCAACCTGGCTCATGCCTTCCATCAAGCAGCAGGTGTCGACAATCTGCCGGGTCGTCGACTTGCCCGGCGTAATGCCGCGATTAATGCGGCGTAGCTGCGGGTGCGGATACGACGTTCTAAGTGTGGTCTGGTTGCCCGTGGGCAGGTTGCCTTCCATCCAGGGAATGTGTTGCATGATAGGGTTGCTCTGTGCCATGATTTCCATGATCCAGGCAATTTTTCCGTCCGGATCCATGCGTTTCCGCAGGTCCGAGAATGTAAGTGCGGTGTTACCGTAAGCCATAGTTTACCTCCTAGTATTTCGAAAAATCTGTGTGGTCATATAAAGAGCCGCCGCCTGCCCCACCGGCATTGCTGCCGCTATGCCCTGTGTCTTCGCCGACGAGAGAGGCCATGAGGGCCATTGCTTTAATCATGGCTACGTGGTTGCCGGCGCCGGTCTGGTTAAGCATCTTCGTAAATCCCGGTACTTTCTGTTCAAGATAGTTCCGGGTCGTGCAGGCTGCCGCGACGGTTTCGTCGAATTTGCCACCCAGTTCCTGCCGGGCCGTGTCGCCCCAGCTTTTGATTTCCTGGACATAATCGTCCTGGACCTGCTGCGCGGCTGCCTGCGCCGCATCACGGGCATACGTCATGCCAAAGCGTGCGGCCGCGGCTGCCTGGTCCTGCGTGGCGCCCAGGCCGTGCAAGATATCCGTCAGCTGCGTAGAGACGTTGTCGTCCATTTCGGCATTGTCGCCGAAGATCTCATGGAGTGCGCCGGAGTAGTCGTACGTTTCCGGGGCGGTATCGGCAGCGGGGGCCGGGTCGGTCGTCGGTGCCGGGGCGGTTTCAGCGGGGGCCGGGTCCGTGCCGCCCAGGGTC